AATCAGGATTATCAAAACTTTGTGACCATATATTAACAAGGAACTCATGAAATGACCCTACCTTGGCTTTTCCAGACGTTAGTAATCCTGTCGCTAATCTATCAAATGCATCATTAAAAGTAGTTATTTCTTCTGTCATGAAAGTGCTGGCTCCTCAGTTTGTATTAATGCCTTTAAACGTCCTGCTACTCGTTTTAATACGTCCTCATCATTAATCTCTTCCACTAAAACACTCAATACATTCTGCACAAACTGAAGATTGACCATTCCTTTAATAACTTCTCGTTCTCCTTTTATACCCATATCTAGGGCTTTAGCAGCATCGGAAGCCTTATCAAAATTTAAGTGTTCTAATTCATGCCCCGCCTTATGACGCAGGGATTCATAGGTATCTAAATGTTCCTGCTGAGTTCTTGCAAATCGCTGCCCCTCACTTTCTTTTATTTTATTAATTGCCTCAACACGAACTTCTACTTGTTGCACACCCCAATCTCCGTCTCTCGCCCACAAATAAATAGTGGATGGCTTCACTTCAATAGTGAAGTCATCCCACAGTATCTCGGCAATCTCCCTAGCAGATTTATCACCTTTAAGGTATAAACCTAAAGCCCTCTCCTTAATCTCAGGAGGAAATTGTTTCGGCATCTTAATACTCCCTAATATCTGGGGAACGTAAACCCTTCCTGGGTGCCCTATCATCTTGTCCCCAATTAGAAGGGATGTCAAATGATGGGTCTTCCATATGTTGGGATTCAATGCTTCCCCCATAAGGACTTCCATCGGATTGTAGCAATCCTGCAAAACTCATGTTCCCTGTTTTCCTTACCGCAGAAGTAAAGCACTCAGGGTTACCGTTGAGATATTTCAATCCAATCTCTTGGCGAGTACATAACCCTCTCCACACACCAGCATCTTTGCCAATAGGCTGATACCCACGCTTATTCAGTAGCTTACCAGTTGTTCGTTGAGTATCTTCCACTTGGGTATTATATTTACATCCAAAGTAGTCGCACCAAACCACTACCCCATACTGCTTTTTAAATTCTTGGACTGTCATGCCCTCAGGTAGTTTGTCCACATACTCTACACTAGTCTCAGTCTTCCCTTTCATATAAAATACTACACTCATATTTTGTCCTCCGCAAGTTCATTTCTATACCACAAAGCTACGCAAGCGGCGTCAGCCCAATCCTGTTCTGCAAATTGAGTATCCCAAAACTTGTTTGCATACTCTAAGATATCACTTTTCGCTGCATTTCCATTCCCCACTGTAAATTTCTTCCATGTTTTATTTTGTACTAACGTACTATCCAAACCATGTAAAGAGCATATAAACTTTGTAGCATACACTACAGAAGCAATTTGCATTGTAGTTCGTGGATTTTGAATAAAAATGGGAGCTTCAACAGCCACCCATAAAGAAGGATACCTTTCTATTATTATACCTAGCTCTTCGTAAAATTTAGTCAAAAAGTCCACGAATCTGGAGTCAAAATCCTTAATTGGGGAAACCCATTTTATATTTTCTTGTAAGACTCTATCATGATTAATAATGCTTCCGTGGACGGCTTTACTAGAACAGTCTAATCCTAGATAGTATCTATCCATACGTAACCCCTGGAGAGATACGGAGAGCTACAATCCTTGATACTGTATGGTACGCAGAAGTATAGGCACTAAGAATACCAGACATTTTCACGTAGGTAGCTTCTTGTTCAATAATTTCCCGACTCAACTCGCGTAACTGGGGGTAGTTAGTTAATGCCGCCCCACGAACTTCATCTCTAGTCAACTTCTTCCTACCCTCTGATTCCCTATCCTCTGCCATTTTGTACCCAGCAGTCGCATATCCCTCATCAAACGCTGCTTTTAAAGCATTCTTCCCAGCCTCAATATCCGCTACCCTAGACTCTAAATATGCTTTATACCCACCGTATAAGGTTAAAAACTCTTCTAGGGTTTTAGCATCAGCATTCATCAAATTTGCAAATTCTAAGTTGGGTTGTTCACTTAAATCCGTCTTAAACGGAGGAACCATTAAATCATCTATAACCCTATTCGCTTTCCCCAATGCTTTCATTGGTGTCCACTTCTCTACCATTAGCATCCTCCTCATATTTCCTACATGCACACCAAACGGCCCCCGTACAACTTTCAGGGATTTCTGTGGCATCTTGTATTTGCTTACATCGCTTCACTAGAGCATTCCATTCTTTTGCACTTCGTTCTACTTTAAAGGCCTTTAATTTTTGGTCATTCTTATTCTCATAGAGAACAATACCATACGGTTTATCCATCAACTGCAAGTATACTTGTAATTGAATACCATGTTCAACCTTTGGTTTACCGTAAAGATTTTTAAAGCCCTTATCATTAATTGATTTCAACTCTAACACTACTTCAGTATGCTCTTCATGAGACAGTAAGAAGTCTGCTCGTCCTGAAATAGGGGGGTCATCACATTTAAGTGGTATTTCTCGTCCTTTTAAAATCCCCATCTGTTCAAAATATTTTGTCATTCTATCTTCTAAAGAAGACCCCGTGTCAAAAATCCGTTGGGTTCCACTACTAATCACTTGCTGAGGTAGAACCCCTCTATATGCTAAGTACAAGTATCTATCACACTCATTCCCTAACATAGAGGGGTAAAACACCCCCACTCGACTACTCCTCTGTTCAGACCCCAACGTATCCTCAAACATTTTAAGGAGCCATTTATCTTGATTAGATGTGCGGTTACGAGTTTTGGTTTCTACTTGTTGGTTAAGTTGTTTAATGCCTGCCATAATGTATCCTTTACCCCTTGTTTAGTAGTGTCTTTAATATGTAAAATATTCTCTATCCCAAAAACCCTCATAATTTCAGAGTCCCTATATGCATCTCTCTTTGCCAAATGCCCATACACCCCATCCGCTTCAATGACAAGACCCAATTCAGGAACAAAGAAATCAGCTGTATACTGATTTATGGGCACCTGTTGGTCATACCGCAGGCCGAATTCCGACAATTGGTCTGCAATAAGATTTTCTTGTTTAGTGTAATCTCTAGGTAACATCTACTTTCAACTTCTCCACTAAAGTAGGATTATCAAGCAATTGGGTTTTTAAACCGTTCATACCCATAGCTTTAATTCCTTCATAATCGTACCATGCGCCCTTTTGAGTAATCAACTTCTGTTGTATGGCTTCTCTAATGTAACTTTCTAGCACATCAATCCCACCATCAACTCTAAAAGGCACAATGGCGTTACTCCAGTTCTCACCCCCCACCTTACTCTTGCGTAATCGGACTTCCATATCAAACCCAACTTTATTTCCTTTAGGTTCTTCAATCCATCCAGCCCTTCTAACCTGAAGTAAGAAATGGGCAAAGAATCCTTGTGCTAAACCCCCAGGCATAGTGTCTAAAGCTACAGGGCCAATACTTGACCTTACTTGATTGATAGCAATAAAAGCTGACCCAGATTTTAAATTGGGTAGAAGTCTGGGGAGAGCAGAGTTTACGAACCTAGCTTGCCAGGCCATTGGACTAAACTCAAACCCCTTATCATTATCTTGCACATCTGATGGAACCAGCCCCGCAATCGAATCCAAAACAATGATGTCTATTCCTGCCCTCATAAGTTCTTTGACTGTTCCTAAAGCTTCTTCCCCACTAGTAGGCTGAGATACAAGCATACGTTCAGAATCTATGCCACACTTTTCTACCCATTCTGAATCCCAGGAGAGTTCTGTGTCTATCCATGCAGCGGTTCCACCGTCTCGTTGAACATTTGCTACCACCTGGGAAGCAAGGTAAGACTTGCCTACATTTGTAGGCCCATACATAATGGTCATACGTTTCTTAGGAATACCCCCACCAGTAAGCTTATCTAGTGCGGGAATGCCGAAGGGGATGCGTGTGTAATTAAAGGAATCACTGTTTCCCTTTTGTAAGTTTAGTTTTTTATCCCCCAATAATTGGGCAATTACTTCATCAGCCGTGTCTTTCATTTTTTGTCTCTTCCTCCTTACACAATTCAGCCATAGCAAAACATATGGACGCTAATTGAATATAATGAGCATACCCATATAAATGAGCATCCCAGGATGTGTCTTGCCTTTCTCGTTCTTCTAAGACATCCTCTAATACTCTAGCTCTTGCTACTTCACTCATGCTGTACTGCCAGCGTCTAAGACAGTCTCAATCTTTTCATCTACCGCTTCCCTAACCACTGTCCATACTTGGTCTAGGGTCTTAGATGCTTCATTCATCTGGTCTTTCACAGATACTTCAGTATCTATATCCCTAACATCCACATCAATACGGCTGTACTGATTCGTCTCTAGAGGCCCGACCCTAAACGTAAACCCTAAATGCACACTTACTTTAGCCATTAAACTCCCCCTTCTTTTGTACTAGAAACCATACTTGTTGTTTATACCCTTTATGGGGTCTATGAACCGCTCGACCATCTTCACCATAATGGCGTTCTACGTGCCCTAACTGCTCTAACTCGGGCATCCGCCTAAACACCTGTTCCCGTCCTAATCCAGAAAGGTCAGCCAGTTCCCCATTAATCAACCCACCAGATGACTTTTGAATTACTCCCAATAACAATGCCTGTTGCCCAACTTTCCCTTCTGCCTTAGTTACTTGTGTGTTAGCTTCCGTTGATGTGAAGGAAGTTAACCACTTCCTAATACCACTTACCATATCTATCCTCCTTACTCCCAATCTATAGCTTCTTCTAGTGTAACAGCTTTAGGTATATCAGTCAAGTACTTCTTAGTGGCCCACGAAGGGTCACATACCTCAACGTCAACCTTGAGGGGAATCCCCAAACTATTCTCCTCTAATATTTCTTGGATTGCTGATGGAACGCTGTGTATTTCATCATCAGGGATTTCACAAATGATTTCATCATGGACTTGAAGTAAGATGTGAGATTTTGTATCTTTAAGATATTCATGTATTTTAATTATCCTTTCATTTATAATATCGGCACTCGTGCCTTGTACTAAGTAATTAACCCCTTTATAGGCTAAATCAGCTGGTATTTTATAGACCCTACCATACCGATTCTTAACCCAACCCCGTGCCACCACTGTGCGGGAGACTTTATCTATAAAGGACTTTGACCCAGATATGCCAGCAAAGTACTTCTTTTTGTATTGAAATGCTTCTTTCTCAGACACATTCAATTGATTA